AGATGCTGTACAAAATACAGAGGTCACAGGTCAGCACTTTAAAAATCCTGGAGAACTAATGGATACAGTCCTTGCAGAGTTTACACCTATAGCAAAAACAATAGGAGTAGAACTAGAGTACGATCTGTCAGGACCACCAGCTATATATGTAGCCTGGAGTCCAAGTAAGAGACGTGGTAAGTTCATTACATTTAATCCATACACTTTGAATCAACGTAGCCGTGAAGGTGTACGTGCAGCAATCCGAGAAGAATTATTACACGGAGTATGGCACGAGATTGCACTGAGGTTACATCCAAATGAAAGAGACATAGGTGTTTCTTGGGGTAAGATGATGAAAGCCTTTGGTGAAAGGTTAACACCTGAGCAAAGGGATACACTTCAATCTGTTTACTCAACCTTACCTAAATTGTCAGAAGCTAAAGATGATTTAGAACGAGACAATATCCTAAAGGGTTACGGTGCAGAGTACACACGTGTAGCATTCCAGCATGCATTGTTTGATGAAACACCTGAGATGTTTGTTGAGGGTGGTGCTGCATGGGATGATGTGACTAAGTTATTTAAACAAGCACAGAAAACATTAGGAGATAAAGTTACCTTAACAGATGTACGTGGTGACATGAATCTAGCACAGTTAGTTATAGATTCAGTGGACGTAATTAAAAGTTTAGATATAGCTACACCTGTTTCAAATCCAGGAGTGGTTGAAGCTGCCTATGCAGCAGTGCCTGAACGTAAACAAAGTAAGCCACTGAGTATAGGGCAAAAATTATTTAATGGTATTATGGTACCATTCCACAGAAACCTTGAGGACATACACCCAATCTTTAAGCAGTTAGAAATAGATCTTAATTATAATACATTACGGATAACTAACAATCGTTTAGAACGTGCAAAAAGATTTATAGATAAAGCAATAAAGATAACTGACCCAGGAGATCTATCTAGATTAGCACACTTTATCTCATTCAATCCTAGAAGCAAAGAAGAGTTAGAGAGTCCGTTCGGACAATATAATATAAGAGCACGTAATGAAGTACTAAAGAAGTACGGTATGTACGATGACTACAAAGAAGTTATACGTCCATTACTAAATGAAATAAATAGAGAGACTGGTGCCGTAGGTGTTGAGATGGGGTACAGATATGAATATTATCCACGTGCTATAAAAGATTTTAAGGCATTGAGACAAGCTATAGATCCACGTAACCTAGGTACATTTGAAACTTTAGTAGAAGAAGAGAATACACGTAGACGTAAGGTAGGACAAGAGCAAATGACAGAAGATGAGAGAGCTGACTTGCTTACTCGTTTCCTACGTGGTGGATTAAGAACACAACCTATAGGTGTATCTATACCACAGAATGCACAACAACGTTTGATTGATATAATCCCACAGGAGTTGACTCAATACTACGAACACCCTGCTCATGCTTTAGTCAGGTACATTAAAGATATGACAGATACAGTGGAGACAATGAAAGTATACGGACAGTATAAGTTGGATCCAAATGGTAACGGTGTACTAACAGGAGAGTTCGGCCGACAAGCTCTAAGGTTATATGAGAGAGGTGAGATAAGTTCGTACGAATTAAACGAACGTCTACCTGAGATGATCAAAGTAAAACTTGGACACAAAGGAAAGACACAGGGTATAGAGTGGCTGCCTTTGAAACAAGCTAGAGCACTTACTTATATGATGACCATCGGTAAGTTCAGTACAACGTTTGCAAACATACTTGACTTAGAGGTTGCTCTTAAGAGCACAGGTCCAACCACTACATTGAGAGCAATAATAAATAACAACAATGTTGACCTCAAGAAGATGGGGATCCTAGCAGGTAAAGATCAGAACGAGTTTAACTTTGATGCTAATAAGTTCTCAACATTATTAAACAAGAACTTACAACTGACTGGGTTCTATGCAACTGATGCATTTGGTAAACGTGCAGCTGCACAAGCATTCTTATCACAGGCTCGTAGCCGTGCAAAGAAATTACCTATCAGTAAGGAGTACAGAGCATTAGAAAAAGATATAGATTTATTCTTCCCACTGAAGAGTCCAGCAGATAAACAAAATTTAATTAAGGATCTAAGGTTGGATGCACAGGAATCAATAGCTGTGTTCAATTATATCTTTGCTAAGATGTCTAACATACAGCCATTGTCTGAAGCTAATTATCCTCCGTTCTATATACAGTATCCACAATTAAGATTTATGTGGATGTTACAGACGTATGCAATCAATCGTTTGAATTATAATCGTAAAGAATTTATAGATGATATAGCAAGTGGAGATCCTGTACGTATGACACGTGGTGCATACAACATGGTAGAGATGGCAGTGTGTTTAATGCTGGTAGGTGTACCATGGGAAGCTCTTATGTCATTCTTGAAGGGACAACCTTTCTACCTAAGTAATGCTGTCCTAAATTCAATAGCACGTTTAGGTTATGGCAACATCTACACCCAAAAAAAATTAGTACTAGAAGGGCCTTTTGCTTTCCTTGCATCACTAGTAACTCCTGCAGGTACAGTTATAGGAGAGGCAACAACAGATGCATACAAGGTAACGACAGGACAGAAGGAGTGGAAGGATGCTGATGCTATCAAGAGAACCATGCCGTTCAAAGAACTTTGGGATCTGTTATCAGGTGAACGTGGTGAAGCATACAAGAGAACTTGGAAACGTGAAGCTAAGAAAGGTAACTTCCCTTTACTTAACTCTGATTACTTAGGTGGTAGATAAGCCACACCCCTTTGCAGGAGTGTGGACCCATTAACTACTACTCTTCCCGTAGACAACACCGTGTCATCTACGAAAATTCTAACTCACTGGTGGCTCCACGGTTTACTACAACCGAAGCCGTCTTAATAGGCAAACAACCAATGAGTCAATAAAATCTTCCCGACAAGTGACGGAACTGAAACTGTCCTCGGACACCTCGTTCCCCCTCTCGGTTCTTTGCTACTATGTATTCAAGTTGTGTGAAACATCCAACGTTGTCAACCTTTTTTGCACCTTCTATGTCACCATCTTTTGGGTACATGAGAACAGCAATGTCAGCATCGTTCTCAATGTCACCTGAATCCTTGAGATCATAGAGGCCAATGCCTGTCTCTCTCTTGGCACCCTCTCTGTTTACCTGACACAGCAACACAACTGCAAGGTTTGTTTCAAGTGCAAGCTGCTTTACCTTGTGGCTGATCTCTGCTATCCCATCGTTCTTAGATAGCCTGCTGTTCCAAGGTACTAGCTGTAAATAATCTATGACCACTAGCTTGATGCCGTGTCTCTTGACCATAGCTTTAGTCTTTGTCAGTAGATCACTAGCAGATTTCACTGAGTGCTCTGTAAAAATTGGTAACTCCTCAACGGATTTAACTGCATCCCGTACCTTCTGCATTTGATCAGGCTTAATAACACGTTCTTGTATCTGCCTCAGATTTGCCCCTGAGATAGCTTGCACGAGTCTCTTGACTAGTTGCTTACGTGGCATCTCCAAAGAGAATATTAGGCTAGGTACAGAGTCATTAACGGCTGCTCTGAGAGCTATGTTAAGTGCAAGTGCTGACTTACCACAAGAAGTAGGTGCTGCTACTACACAAACCTCACCTTGTGCTATGCCCCCTGACCCTAGCTTTTCATCTAGGTGTGGGATGTAGGTACGTATAACATTCTGTTGGTACTCACCCTTTAACATCTGCTCGAAGTCATTGAGTAACTCATCGGATGCTTCCGAGATTTGTTTGACCTGACTCTTGGGTTCAGTACTAGATACAAAGTCAGCCAACTCCATGACAATATCATCTGCATCTACTGCTTCTTCGGTAGCTTTGTCCGTTGCAATACGGCAAGCTCGTATGGTTTGACGTAGCTTAGACTTCTCTCTAACTATGTCGGCAAAGTGGCAGGCCTGAAGGGCTGACCCGATGTTCTCGGTGTAGCCCAACAGACCTGTGTATCCTCCTACTTCCTCTAACGTACCTAATCCGTTAAGGTATTCTGCTATTAGCAATTCGTCTACAGTGTTATGCTTATCATACACATGATCAAGTCCTGCAAATACTTGCTGATTAGCAAATAAATAAAAGTCACCTGAGTTAATGGTTTGTTTTACTTTGAGGTATGTCTCTCCTGTAGTATCAAATAGGCAGCAACCTATTGTTTTGGATTCAGCTTCCAGATTTACTGGAACATTCGGTACAATTTGTGTCATAATTTTGGAAGTGTAGTTTTAAGGATCTTAATGCTTGCCCTAAGTATCTATAGTTTCGGGCTGCATCGTTTTCTAACTTGTGCTCCCCCATCTCTCCGTAGAGTTTTAGGGATAGCTCAAGACCGTCTGTTAATATTTGTTTATCTTTAAGCATAGAGTATCAATATACACTAGCTGTCATCTCTTTGTCTAGCTAACATTCCTAAAATAATTAAAGAATATCCAATGATGTCACGGTATATATCATCAGCTGTATCTCCAACCTCATCTAGTGTTAGCTTACCGTCCTTGCATAAGGCCTTGGCTCTCTGAAACTTATCAGCCATTCGGATGTTGACCCCTGTTATAGGATCAACACCGAAGTCTGCTGACAAATCAAAGTTGGCAAAGGGATTATCGTTGGATCCTCCCCCTGTGTAGTCAGTATTCTTTCTCTTGGTTAGATTAAGAATCATGTCTACCTCAGCATATCTAAATGCTTCCCACCAATCTTTGTCGTACTTACTCATTAGAACGGAATCTCTTCATCCTGCTTCACCTCAGAGGTTGCAGGGTTAGAAGGTTTATCTTGCTTCTCGGAAACATTTCCTCCTACGAATTTGCTTCCTGAGTTTCTTGCTTCACGAATCCAACCTGATAGATTGTACTCGGTGCCATTCACATTGATGTACCCTGAATAGCTAGGGTGTGAGTCGGACTTACGTTCCTCGTCTTTCACTTTGAATATATTCCAAGTGTTTGTTCTGTCGTATTTTTTAGCCATAATAATTATAGAAAGTCATCGTTCTTAGGTTCGGCCTTAGCACGTGCAGGTGCCTTGCCGTGTGTGTTAGTTGCATCAGGATCTTTGGTATCATCAATAGCAAAGAGACCATTCAATGCATACTTACGAGCATAGCTACTAGCAGAGCCAGTGATCTGTGCTTCGTCCATTCCTTTCTTAGCCTCACACTCACGTGCAAATGCTGTTACCTTGACTGCATCTTCACCGTTGTTATCTCCAATGATAGCAGTGGCTTTGATGTAGTATCTGTCACCTAAATGTACGATCTCATCTTCAATGATAAGGGTACATTCGTATTCACCAAGCAGTGGCTTGACTGCTTCGAGAGTATCTTCGGCAGATCTATATCTGTAGTTGCCGAACTTATTTACCTGACCCTTTGGGGCCTTTAGGTTCTGCTGTATAGCAGTTAGTTTTTGTCTGATATTTAGACTCATTGTTTTAGGATTTGTTTGTATAGTTTTAATCTGTCCTGATTATTTTTACAGGAGTTTACACTTTTAATGTCAGCACCTGATTGTGTCAACACTTTTTTTTGATCGTTCTTACTTTTACGTTGGAACCTTTTATATAACTGACGGAAACCTTCAGGATGCAGGATAGGTTTGTTACCCTGCTCGAGGTAGTCAGCTATGTTAAGTAGAATTGATTTGAGTTTCAAGTGTCTACCCTTTTTAGATAGACGTTTGTATGCTCTCTCTATTCTACCGAGAAGTACATTACCCTCTGAACTTATTACTTGCCTGACACGGCCTGACTCATGATCGTGATCGAGTACCCAGTCGGCCTCGTCTACTCTCAGGATAGGACACACCTCAGGTTTGTTTAGTGATCGGTAGTTGGGTAAATCTTTTTGTTGTAGATACTTCATTTACTTATTGGTTGATGTAAGTTGCTGAGTCTCCAAATATATCTCGAGCTGTTACAAGTGGTTTACTTGTATCATCCTCAATGCTAGAAACTTTTCTGTGTTTCTTCTGACATTCCTCAATATATTTTTGAGAGTCCAAAGCAAAGTTAATTGCTTGTTCGGATTTATTATTTTCCTTTTTCATTTCTTTTTCTTTTTGGATTTAGTTTTTTTCTTTTTTAATCCGTTGGTTAGTAGCTTTGTTGTTAGCATTTTCTTTTCTAGTTTTGGACCAATCAATACCATCGTAGTTTTCATCGTACAACTTCTGATTGTATCCGTGTTTTGGTTTCATTCCTTTTCCCATGGCAGTTGATTTACTTCTAGTATTTGTATACGAGCACCCTTCTTTGTTGTGCCGTACCCATCCTTAGTAGGTTTAGTAGGACACAGGTAGCTGATAGCTTTCTTTACATCGTGTGCCATCTTAACTGTGTACCCACGATATTCAGGTGGCATATCAAAGTGTCTGTATATTATCTCGTATTTATTCATTGATGTTTATCAAATCTAAAGTCTTGGCCTCGAACCAAAAGAAGTATTCTCCTTCGGGGACTTTGGAGTTCTTGAACTCCTTAACTTCTGCAATACAAAAACGTGTGCCTCGTATACGTAGTCCAGTAGTGTACCTATTATTCCAAATATAAAACACGATAGGTAGGTCAAGAGTAGTAAACTTTTTCTTACGATACGGAATACGTACGTACTTGTAGGGATAATAATCTTGGTGCCAAGTTGTTTTAACTTCACACTCAAGGTAACACAGGCCTTCGACAATAAGGTCAGGACCGTAGATGTCAGGGTTGTCAATGGCTTGATGTCCATTGGCTTTAATATATTTCTTTGTAGCTTCTCTAGCATTTTCATCGTATTTATTATGTAGTTCTTGATTAAATTTTTTGTGTATCATCGTAGATAATGATAAAGTTTCCGTTTGGTTTCAGGCCTATGATGTTGTAGTCAACGAACTCAATGGCCTCATCGTATGTCATTCCGTCTTGGACGAAATTTAATAGTATCTTTTCGTAGGAGTAGACTAACGTGTCTGTCTCCAACTCTTTGCCAACTATGCAATGCTCTAGTCCATCTAGATTTATGTTAGGTACTTCACTCATGTCATCCGTGTTCCCCAATATAATTTTGAACAGAGCTTGGCCATCTTGATACCGTGTTGAACCTGTGCTTTGGTCCACTTCTTATGGTGGTGCTTACAAGTATCGGTGTCTATGCATACTGATATGCATTCAGGTAGATAGCTTATCCCTTTGTCCTGTTGTAAGAAAGAACTTTCTATTGCTAACTGGTAGCAGTCCTTGTCGTAGAACTTTGGCTTTCCTCCCTTGCAACTTCTGCATTTGTAGTCAGCTAAGAAATAGTTTCCTTCTCCGTTACTCCAACGGCCAATGAAATCTACTGAGCCTGCAGTCTTTACCTTTGAGCAGGCAACCACGGCCTCTGCTGCAATGGGTTTAACGTTGTGTTCCTTGTACCAATCAACGAAGGGCTTGGCCCAATCGTCCCATATGCTACGGTCCATCTCGTCATTGGTAGTGCCGAACGGATACTGTAAATCAAATAGAACGTAGTCCTCTATCCTTTTGTGGACTGCAGTACCAAACTCTGAGCTAGGTATCTGCTCTCCTGTTGTTGGATGTTCTCGTAGTCCGTAGACTAAATCGGCCACGTCTCTCCAGTCCATGTTCGGATATTCTCTTGCAAGCTCTGTTGTTTTCTTCGGCTTGTAGATTCCGTCAAGGAATGGGTCTTTGATTACAGATAAGACTGTTGTAACAGAAGGATATACTCCCTGCTTCTTACGTGCTTTTGCAGGTGTAGTAACATCCTCCTGAAACAACGTCTTACTCTTACCGTACTTGTAGAAGTGTGCCATATTATAACTCACCCTCCTCTACGATGTCAGGTATCTTGAGTTCACTTTTGTTTATTCTATCTAATAGAATTACTACTGCAGTTTGGTCATGGATTAAGTCCTCCATTTTCTCCCTCCAATATTCTTCTCCGTTGTTCTGTTTATCAAGAACTAGGTTCTCGGCACAGACCTGTATGTCATCTCTTGTTTTTCTGAGATGCTGGTCAACTGCATCTAGCAGTAACCGTTTCTCTGTTTCGTTATTTATTACTATCATAAAATCGAACACTCTAGTTTATCTTGTGCTAACCTTTTTATTTTCTTTATGTCCTCTTTATCTAAGCCTGTCTCTTTATCGTACTTAGTTAGATGCTCAGGAATCCACACCCCTAGCTTGTCATCTCCGAAGTCTCTGTACCACTCTTGAATTTCAATAGATTCTATATCTATCTCGGTGTAGAACTCGGTAGCCGTGCCGTTTCCGTAAGGATGTTCTTCAGCACAATCTGTAAGGTTATACTCTATGAGTACGTCTGCCATTATTGTATAATGTTCGTAGTCTATTTCAACCTCTGTTACTGTTTCTAAATGTTGTTTAGTAGTTACCATGTGTCTTGTCTTAATTGTTATTTTTGTAATGTCAACCCCTAATTTCGTAAGAGTATTCCTGGTTCTCCGTCTGCAGTCAGCACCCCCATGTCTATGAGTTCCTTTGCAGTCCGTCCGTAGTGGCCTTGTAGTTGCCAGACTTGGCCAGTCTTGATTAGCATAGCAAAGAGTTCTAAGCATTGTACTTCATCAAGCATTCCCATCTCGTAGTCTATTATCTTATCCATTGATAGCCCTTTCTAATGATGACACGTAGTAAGCAATGACTTCTAAGTCGGACTTGCCGTCCATGTCGTAGCAGTTATTCTCAGCAGTCTCTACTGCTTGTTGTAGTTCTTTGATTAGACTCTGTAGTATTTTCTTATCCATTGGATGCCCTTTCGTTTAGTTTCTCTACGAATCTTACGACTTGGTTACGTAGTCCGTGGTATTCATTTAATGATTCTGCATCCTCCCATAAAAGGTAGTCATCGAATGTTATATGTTTAATTATGACTTCAGTTAAGTCATCGTCTATTGATGTAAATATATTATCCATTGTAGTATTTAGTTGTGTTAATATGTATTCTGCCTTCGGACTGTACCTCTGTACGGTAGAACTCCTCGAGCCAGTCTTTATTCTCTTCTTCAAAAGCTCTGTCGAGCTCGTCATACCACTCGTTGAGTGATTGTATTGATTGTATTGTGTATATGTCTTCCATAGTAATTTAGGTTATTTTTAATATCTTATAAGAACCGTTGATGTATTCCTCATCGGTTATTGTTTGCTCATCGTAGGTATGAGAACCAAAGTTGTTGAATAAATCATTGTCTGATTCAGCTTCTATGGTTGCCTTGTGTGTGGTGGTTGTTTGCCACTCAACTGTGTATGTTTTAGTCATAGTAATTTAGTTATATATTGGGTTCAATCGTTATCTTAGGTGTTGAAACATCGGAGTCAACATCAAAGTCATTGGCTTCTACCATCTCCCTAGCTTGGTCAATGGTAGTTGCCTTAACGGTATAGGTTTCGGTTACAGTAAACGTTGTTCTCATTTGTTGTGTTGTATAAATTCTATTGCCCTGAATACAATGTATTCTCCTGACTCTAGATTCATGTCGTGTATGTCGTCTTGTGATGCACACACACCTAGTAAGTCTACCTTGGAGCTATCATCTGTAACCTTGGCTATGATGAGGTCTCCGTCCTGTTCGTCTACGTATTCTACTAGTTCCTGTAGTGTCATGATAGTTTACCTCCTATTTCTTTGATTACGTGGCCTAATGCCTCAAATCTTGAATGCTCGTAGATTTCGTTGTCATCGTCTCCGAAGTCCCATCTGCTTACTTTCTCGTAGTCGTGGTTAGCAAGGCACTCTGCCCTGTCTGTCTTGAAGTCTTGTAGCTTTGTAGCTACCTTACTGATGAAGTCTAGCACGTCCTGTAAGTCAGGTTGAATCTCTTCGAAATGGTCAGGAGATTCTGTCTCTAGTCTTTCGTATAGGCCTTGAGCCTTGTTGCATATTTCTGTTATGTTCATTGTAGTATTTTGGTTGTGGACTCTCGGATTAGAACCGAGTAGTCCGAGTTAGTAAAGTTTAGCTAAGGTCTAGGTCTTCGTTGATGTCATTGAAGTCATCCATTGCTTTCTCTAGGTCTTTAGTGACACTATCTATTAAAGACATCCCCATTGGGAAAGACCAACTTATAAACATAGATTCAACACATCCATCTAAATGTCCCCAAATCTTGCACGTCCTTGTGTTATCAAGTTTAGGATTAATGTGTCGTAATTTTATTGTGTAAGATTCACAACTAAAGCAGTGGTCCATAATATCTAGAATATCAATTTCTTCTGTTACTTCTAGATAGTCTTCTTCGGCATCCCAGCAACCGACAACAGTCAAATTGTTTTTCTTCAGTTGGTGGATTAAGCTTCTAAAAGCCTTCTTAGTATTGTCATTAAAGAAGGCCAGTGATGTGTGTTTTTTTGTAGTTTCCATAGTAGTAATTTTGGTGGTTAATATTGTTAAACTTGTCCGACATATTTTCGTGCTTCATAAATAGCACCTGCCCTGTTGTCGTAGTACTCAGTAGTGATGATGCACCCACTATCCTCATCAGTAAAGACCAAAGTCCACGGATGGGTTTTGTTGTTTTCATTTTGAAACACAACAGTTTTTAGATTGTATTCGTTATCTTTGAACGTAGTTTTCATAGTAGTATTTTAGGTTAATAATTTAAGAATGCACATAGTATATACACATCTTGAAATAACAGTCAAGCTATCATTTCATTTATTCAGAGATTATGATTGTAGTACTATTTATACACAATAATGAAACCAATATTTACCCTGAAATATTACGTAAGTCGTTGATTATCAACGAATGAGACTGAATCTCATTTCTCCATTAAGGCACCTGAGAGCCTCTACACGGCCTCCGATTTCGTCTTGGAGCCTAGATACTCATGATTCATTCTAAGGCCATACAGGCAAATTAACCTATTTATTGAGACTGAGTCTCAGTTGGCTACAAGTGAACATATGTACACTAGTTATCAACTACTTACAATGTTCCACGTGGAACAACTGTAACCAAACTGAAACCCTAAATTTGGTAGAGAGATTGCAGAGATAGTAACTGTAACCACAGAATATATACTTTACTCATAGTATAGGCCACGAGTTATAACTAGTGAACTAATGTACACATGGGGGGAGGGGGTCAACACAAACTGTTGCAGTATCGTATCGTATTATAAGGGGCCTTCTAAAAAAATAGTGAACTCATCGGCCCTACTATGTTATTACTTGGATTAGTTATAAACAAAACAACAGCCTTGGGGGGCTGTTTTGTAGTTAGATCTATGTTTATGAATTACATAGTTGCTATGTTTATACTATGTTAGCACGTGTGTAAACCCTGTCAAGAAAAAAATGCTTGCATTGTGTACAAATGTATAATATTAATAGAAGGTACAGTATGGAGAAAGACAAAAAAGAACTAATGCAGGAGATCGGGGAAGCCATAAATGAAGTGGTAAAGGTCAAAGAGTTGCAGAATATTAAGAGTTTAAGTAGATACGATCCACAAAAGGTATCTAAGATACTGTATTTGTACTCTACTGGGGTAAGCCAGACCAGGCTAGTACGTAAGTACGGCATATCTAGGGACACGTTATTGAACGTATTGGTGGATTATGCAGACCATCTCGGCAAACTAAAGGACCTTGCAGGCCGTATATCGGCCAAGAACTATATGAATATCTCTTCCTTAGAAGAGGATCTGGTAGATAAAGTACGAGACAGGATGGACAACGACCCCGAAATGGAAGTAACGTTCAGGGATCTAAAGGAACTTTCAATAGCAAAAGCTAATGCATTTAGGGAAGCCATGTCATCTCGGGGTGAAGCACACAGTATTACGGAGGACCGTAAGGTAATTACACAAGATGATTACGATGAGACCATCAAGGCAGCCCAGGATAGAATAAAACAAATAAAAGGAGAGGTAATAGATATAGATGATTGATGAAGACTACGATGAACTATTTGACAGGATCCGAGGAAACCTCGGGGAGCACTTCAGTAATTATATGTTTATAGTTATGGATGATGACGGGGATTTATTTTACGACTACTCGAACAATAAGGTTGGCCGAATGCTACTATACGAGGCTAACAAAGATATGCACAGTAATCCAGGAGTGGATATAATCTGGGTAGAAGACGAGGAAGAAG